CTGTAGGGTTTTGAGGGTGGCTGTCTGCACAGGCTCTTCAGTTCCCTTCATCACCAAGTCAATGCAATCCTTACGGGCGTGAAACCCGCCCAACCCGTATATCACCCCAACGGATTTATCTTCAAATTCTTTGCTGTTCATTTGCATTGCTCGGTAAAAATTGCCAAAAAACTTTCGCAAGGTGGGCAATATGTTGCATAGCCCACCCAAAAAAATGCAGCCATCATTACAGCCCATGCGCCAATCACGGCAAAAATGGTTTCGATCAATCTCATATCAATGACCTCTGTTGTGGTTGAAATGCCCATTCACGTTCCATGCGGCCTGATGTCGATTTGACCAACTTGCCTGTTTGCTTAATCAACCCCTCGCGCTCCAATTCGGGCAATCGGCGACTGATCTGATTTTTGTCCAACCTGATTAACAGCATGATGCCATCTTTGCCATGCGGCCCATACCGCTGTAGGCAATCCACAATGATGATGGCATGATCTTTGGCAAGGCCACCGGCTTGCGCTGCCGCCATGTGGCTTGTCACCGGATCGGTGTTTCTAGAAAGGAATGTCATCATCATTCTCTTTTGGCAAACCTTGATAATTGGTTTCGGGCAATGGATCATTTAAAAAAGCCCGTCCATCCCAGTTATGCGGCAATACATCAATTGACAATAAATCACCCGAATTGGTTTTGATAACTGTTCCAATCTTGACATATCGAAATTTCATTTTTCCTGTTTTGTCGGTGTATGAACCAACGGCGGCTTTTACAATTTTTACAATATTTAACATGATTACCCTTTTAATGATTCGGCGTGTTTCTTAATGCTGCTGCGCGTTTTGCTGTCAAGCATTCCCCACAAAGCGGTTTTTTCTTCCACATCGGTGATGCCCGAGTATTCTTCAAACGCACCAATTACATCGACTGCGCTCATGCGCTCATCAATTGCTGCTGCAACGTCTGCAACGACCGCCATACGATTGGGCGGCACAAGGTCAGTCTTGGTTGCTGACACCTTTGGAGTTGGTGTTTTAGATGCCGCATTCCCGTCATCATCTTCCGGCGCAATTCCAGCCGCCGCCATAAGGCTGTAACGCCTGGCGTAAGTCAACGCCGAGCCATAGCCTTGCGCGTCTTGTTTGCTAGCAGGAACGTGCAGCTTGCCGCATTCCATCATTTCGCCTGATTCATGCACAAACACCGTTTCCACAGTCACGCCGGTGCTGTCCTCAGATGTGCGCTGAATCAATGCGATTCCTGCGGCATTTAAGGCATCCACAACCGCCTCAATGCAACCGGCAAGGTCAACGTATTTAGACCGAAAATGCGGGTTTGTAGACGTTTTTAAGGCCGGTGCAAAACCGCGCTGGGCGCGTACCAAAGCTGATGCAATATTTTTCATAGGTCACCCCCAAAATCTTCACCACATTTTTCGCAAGAGAAATACCACAGCACAGTCACATCGTCAAAGGCGTGGCGCGTTAGTTCACCGCAGTCATGTCCACAGATTGGGCATTCGTAATCTTCACGGGGTCTGTCAAAAGTAGCGTCTGTTTTCATTAGTAGTACCTCGGGCCGCAAGTGATGTCAACAATGGTTTCAGCGGTGTAGCCATTGATTTTTCGTTTGCCAAACACGGTGATTGCCCGCAAGCCATTTTTCTCACATTGCTTGATGGCATCAATGACCTCAGATCGGCCCATTGATTGAATTTGCTTGTCCATGACCAATTGCTGTTCGGTCATGGCTGGTTCGCTGGCGCAACCTACCAGCGCAAGGCATAGTAGGTATTTCATGCGCGTTCTCCCATCAGCATCTTTTCAATGTTGCCGATTTCTTCCACAGCGTATTCCATTTCTTTGCACAGCCGCCAAATGTGATGCCGCAAGCAACCAACTTCGTAGGCCAGCCGGTCGCATCGGTCGGTGCTGTAAGCATTGGCGCGATCTTCACAATCTTTGATGATTTCAGCGGAGTTCATTTTTGGAGCCTTTCTTTTATGTATTGGCGTAAGTAATTGCGGGTTGCTGCATTGAGATAGTCGATCCATTCCAAACCCTCATAGACCACAGAAATGATCAACAGCGAATCGGTTTCGGTGTTCCATTCGTATTCGACAAGCAACGTGGTAAATTCACCATTGCCCATCTTGTCCCATTCAACTTCGCGTGTGCTGATGTAAATAGTCATTTAGTCTTCCAACATCTTTTTGTCAAGTTGTTCTTCAAGGAACTTGATCAGGTCTTTGCTCAAGATGTCAAAGAATTCAACACCTTTGTGTTTGATAGACCAAATGCTTGTCCATGTTTCAGTAGGCTCATCCAGGCTGTTGACTTCGTATTCGATTTCAAAAACCGCGCCCTCATAGGTATATTCAACTATGGTCATACGCCACCACCAACAAAGTAGCCAATGGTGTAGCTGATGATGGCAATGCAGATGTGGACGATGATGTTGTCCCAAGTTTCTTTAGTCATTTGACTTTCCTTAAAAGACCGCTGCAATGTGTGCGGGTTGAGGCAAGTATAAGCTAGCTTACACACATTAAGCCAACTTACATTGCGAAATGCGTTAGGGCAAACCCTATGTTTGGTGTGCGTAAGTTAGCTTACAATTGCAAGATGACCAAACAGCAACTCATCAAAAAAGCAGGATCACGCAAGGCGCTGGCTGAGTTGCTGGGCATCAGCTTGTCAGCTATCAGCCAATGGAAAAAGGTTCCCCAGGCGCGGATTTGGCAAGCAAAAGACTTGCGGCCCGAATGGTTTTTGAAGTAAGATCAAAACGTCCCTTGGCGGGGACATAGCAATAAGACTTAGATGGAACTCTGCTGGTATTGCCCAGTCCGCCAACACCGGAAACGGTGAGAGTTCCGCCTAAGTCTTTTTTTTGAGGACTTGAATGCACTATTACCAATTCAACATTGGTGACTATGTAAGCCACACAAGGCATCTTTCTCCAATTGAAGACATTGCCTATCGGCGGCTGTTGGATGCCTACTATTTGAGTGAACGCCCGTTGAACAGCGGTGTGGCGGTTGTTGCACGGCAGATAGGGCTGCGCGATTATGAACAAGAGGTCGCCATTGTTCTTGATGAGTTTTTTAAGCTGACCGAAGATGGCTGGATTAGCAGCCGTGCTGACAAGGAAATTGCTCATTTTCATAGCAAGATTGAACAGGCGTCAAAAGCGGGTAAAGCATCTGCTGAACGCAGGAGCAACGCCCGTTCAACGCCCGTTCAACCAACCAATAACCAAGAACCAATAACCAATAACCATAAACCAAAGAATACAAATACAGTCGCCCCGCCTCACGGCGTGACGGTTGGTGTTTGGCAGGATTGGTTGAAATTGAGGAAAGCAAAAAAGGCGGCGGTCACGCAAACCGCCTTGGACGGCATACAGCGCGAGGCAGACAAGGCAGGGGTCAGCCTACAGACAGTCCTTGAAATGTGTTGTGAACGGGGCTGGACGGGCTTTAAGGCCGAATGGATGCAGTCTCATGCCCATCAAGACAAGAACATGGGCGCAGCCAGGGCCATCTTTGGTGACGAAAGGAACTTCAATGTCCTCAAAATTACCTGACGGCTGGATTCAAAGGTTGTTTGCGGCCCTGCAAGGCAATTACGGCACTCGATTTATGAATCAATGGAAAACAGGGCAGACATTGCCGGACGGGTCAGATGCCGGTGTGATGAACGCCATGAATCATTGGGCTGACAAGATGGCGGGTTTTAGCGCGGCGACGATTAAGCGGGCGCTGGAGAACTTGCCGGAAGACCCGCCTACGCTGCCGCAATGGATCAATTTGCTGCGCCGTAGCTATGTCGAGCCGCCGGTTTTGCGGTTGGGCAATGAACTGACCGCTGAACAGCGGGCAAAGAACAAGGCCAGGATTGCCGAACTGATTGCAAAGGTGAAAGAAAAAGCATGAGACACGCAGCAAGGGTTGACGCAAACCAGCAGGCCATTGTTGCCGCGCTGCGGGCAGAAGGCGCTTATGTGTGGATTATTGGCTTGCCGGTCGATTTGCTAGTGGGCTATAAAAACTGGACATTCTTGATGGAAATCAAAAAAGACAGTAAAGCCCGTTTTACGGGCCTACAAGCCGACTTTTTCCAAAATTGGGCCGGTGGTACGTTATGCAGAGTTGACAGCCCACAGGCGGCTTTAGACATGATTAGGTGCGTAGATGCGAAGCCTTAACCAAAACCGCATGATGTGGGCAAACCTTGAAGACATTGCCCAACAAGTAACGTGGTACGGTGTTAAGCTGACAAAGGACGAATGGAAAGATGTTTTGACCGCCGCGCTTAAAAAACAAAAGGTTGTGCCTGGCATTGAAGGCGGCTTTGTTGTGATTGGTGCGCGTACCAGCAAAATGACCGTGCCGGAAATGACCGAATTGATAGAGTTATCCACTGCCTTTGGCACACAACAAGGCGTAAAATTCCGCGCTTTTGTAGACGAATGAAGTGCCCCGAATGTGGCGCATGGACGATTGTCAAAGACAGCCGTGTTGACCAAAATAATAGCCGCCGCCGCCGGATGGAGTGCGCTAATATGCACCGATTCACCACATTGGAGACTGTAATTGCTACAAAAACACGAGTACGTCAGAAGCAAAAAACTGCTGAAATTAGTGGCAAGCCTTGATTGCCAATGTTGCGGATCGGGCGAAATGGTGCAGGCAGCACACACAAATTGGGGCGGCGGCAAGGGTCGGGGCATCAAGGCCGACGATAATTTAGTGGCTGCGCTGTGCCTACATTGCCATTTTGAGATTGACCAAGGCGCAAATTTGGACAAAAATGAGCGCCAGCGGCTTTGGAGCTTAGCGCACCAAAAGACGGTTGACACGCTTATACGCATGGGCCAATGGCCTGATGGTGTCCCATTGCCTTACAATTACGATTTAGAGGTGGCGCAATGAAAAACAATGTCGCGGACTTTATTTCGACCATGCTGCACAGCGGCACGGTCACCCATTTCATGCATTTGGCGACCGATTCCTATGCAACGCACAAAGCATTGGGCAAGTATTACCCCGAAATCATTGAGTTGACCGATGATTTTGCCGAGGCTTACGCTGGCTGCTACGAAAAAATTAAGGACTATCCCGAAAACTTCCACAACGCCAAAGACCCGCAGAAGTACATGGCAAGCCTTAAAACTTACATCGAAAAGAATCGGGTGGCATTGCCGGAAGAATCCCAATTGCAAAACATCGTGGACGAAATTGCCGCGCTGGTGGACGCTACGATTTACCGCCTGACCCTCAAATGATCCGCATATTTGCAGGATACGACCCTCGGGAGGCCGTTGGTTACCATGTATTTTGCCAATCGATCATAGAGCGCACTAAGGGGCTGGTCAGCATTACGCCCTTGTCGGGAAAGCAGCGGGACGGCACAAACGCATTTACCTATCAGCGGTTTCTAGTCCCATTTTTGTGCGGATACCGTGGTAATGCCATCTTTTTAGATGGCTCAGATATGCTCATGTTGGCAGACATTGAAGACTTAGAAAGCCTGTTTGACCCGCGCTATGCCGTCCAGGTAGTCAAGCACGACTATCAGACCAAACACCCAAAGAAGTACATCGGAACACCGATGGAGGCCAAAAACGGCGACTACCCAAGGAAAAACTGGTCAAGCGTCGTGCTGTGGAACTGCGAACACCCGCGCAATCGGGTACTGACACCCGAATTCATTGAGGAAAGCACAGGCGAAGAACTGCACCGATTCCAATGGCTGCCCGACTCATTGATTGGCGAATTGCCAAGGGAATGGAACGTGCTGGTGGGCGAACACGACCATTTGCGGACAAAGATTGCCCACTACACGCTAGGCATTCCTGAGTTTGACCACTACGCCGATTGCGATTACAGTAAACCTTGGTTCAACACAAAGAGCCGTATGCTCAATGGGCTAATACACATGAAGGACGCACATGGCTGATTACGACTTGATGGCGCAAGCATTGGCAGACAAGCCGCCTGGCTTTGGGTATGGGTTGCGAT